CCCTTGGCCCCGTCAGCGCCCGTCCACTCCTTGAGGCAATAGATGACGTTCTTGCACCGCTCGCTGATGTAGAGCTTGGGCTGATTCATCGCGCTTAATGGCTTCTCCCTGTCGTAGTGCAGCCATGAGTTAATCATGGAGACGCCTTCATCAATCGTGTCGCCGGGGGTTGCTTGGAAGTCCATGCCTAGCTCGCCCATCTCTTCGATGAGTGTAGTCGGGCGCTCCTTGGCCAAGGTCTGCGCGTTGCCGTATCTGCTGTCCATCCATCTCTCAAAGATGCGCTCGCCGTTCTCCACGTTGCGGATCTCTTCGACATAGCGCGACAACCCGAAACCGAAGTCCTTTTGCGCGGGGCCTTGGCGGCCGTCAGCCTTCTTGCCGTCTGGTTCTGCCCACATGCCGGGGTAGCCAACGCCCTCGACATATTCGTTAGGACAGGGCCACTCGCGGTAGATGAAGCATCGGTTGGCTGAATCAAACAGCGCCCAGATCATTGCCCAGTTGCGACCGGAACATGGATCAACAAAGTGGTAGCGGGTGCCGGTGGTTGGGATCCAGTCGTGCTTGATGACGTGGATGCGGTCGTTGAAGAGGGGAAAGCGGTTGTTGATCGAACGTGTCGGGACACCATAGGCTCGGCAGAGGATCTTCTCCTTAGTCTCGTTGCGCAACTCCATCTGCATGCGCTCCCAGCCGGCCCATGGGTTGTCCTTGGTATGGAAGTAGATAATCGGGCGGTCCTTGCGCCCCATCTGGATTAGAGGAACTTGGTCGTATCCTGTGAGGATCTTCTCGCCTTTGTCATCCTTGAACTTTGGAAGCAGCTCGGCATCGACCGCCGTTACGGTCCTCGCCCCTGTAAGGTAATCTTTTACAACCGGACTGTAGCCTTCGATGGGCGTGAACGTGACGATCAACACGCCGTTGCGGTCAAGCAACCGGAATCGTAGCGTTTCCAGAAAGTCGATTGGGACCAATTCGTCGCACCACGCGATGTCAATTTCGCCGCCCTCAATCGTGCTGATGTCCTGAGAGTAATTGCGGAAAACGCACTGGCTGCCATTTGGGGCGACTAGCTTGCTTTCTGTAAATCCTCCTTTGACGGAGAAGGTGATGTTCGTAACTGTCCCCTTCCGCGCCGTTCGCCATTCGCTGGGGAGATACTTGAAGATGCGCGGCTGCTGCATTTCAATGCTGTTGGGCGCCGTTGTCTGGAAGCACCATGCAACGGATTGCTTCTTTTCCCATAGCCGGCGGACCACTTCTCTCGCCGCCCACTCAGTTTTGCCAGAGCGGTTGCCGCCCATGACAAGCAGTTCTCGGTGTTGTTCAAGATACCTAGACGCGCCCTTCCATATCGGCGGGACATAGCCGTAGCGGAACGGGTCAACCTTCTCTTTGAGGATCAGCTCCTCGCGCTTCATCATTAGCTCCCAGCCCTTCTCCGGTCCCATGGCGAGCAGCGTCTCCTTGGGCGGGAGCTTCATCACCGGATGAACGGTCGGCGTGAAACGGCTGGCGGCTGACTTTTGTTTGGCGCTCATCTTAAAAGGTGGTGGCAGCATTCCCTAAATGCCGCCACCGCGCATCGGCGGGCGCGGCGCGTTGCAAACCCATCCCAACGAGAAAACAAGTTGGAATAAATTACGCGGCCCCCGTTGTCCTTTGCGCAAAGTGTCATTGGCGTTTTAGCAGCTCTCCGGGTTGGCGCAATTTGTCGTGCGGCACGAAGTAGCAGACTGGATGCGCGGAGCATTTCCACTCGTCGCGCTTGGCATCGTTGGCGTTGATCCATCCGTTGATGACGTAGTCCGGCGACTTGCCGCTGACCGACACCACAATGCCAGTGTCATCGGGGCGGACCTTGAGATTCGGGCGCTGCGACCAACGCACTTCGTAGTTGGTGCCGGTGATGTCGGGCGTGTGAAATGTGTTCACGCCAAATCCCCAATAGAGGCCGAGATACTTTGCGACAGCACACTCTGCATGCGCTGCTTCAATGTGGAAGCCCCACAACTCTCCCGGCGTCTTCTCTGGGAATCGTGGAGCACGCCCGCGAAACGATGCCTCTGCGTTGCGGCGGGAGCCTATGTAGGTTGAGACTAGGACTTCGTTTTGGTTTAGGGAGACGTTCATGGGTGCGGTTGCGTTGTGTTGTGTGCTATTAACTCCCTAAAAAGAACTCGGAAGGCTCGCTCTGCGGTGGCAGGCACGACTCCATTGCCGATGAGTCGCAGCTCGTCGGTGCGATTGTCTGTGGTGACGTGCAGCTCGGCATCGTCCAGCCGATGGGTAAGCCCATCAGCGTCTCGACCCAGCGAGGATTGAGCTTGCCGCCGCCCTTCATTGACGCACCCGCTTGCTCCTCGATGTTGTGCTTGCCCCTGTCGTAGCTGAAGCGGGTGTCCGCTCGGATGCCCGTCCTTGGGCTGCCCCATTGCTCCAGCGTCTGACTCGCCAAGTCGCCGCCGCCACTCGCTGTCCGGCCCAGCTCCTGCTTGCGCTTGGCTGTCTCCGGTCCACCGGTTGGGGTCTTGGGCGTTGCCCACAACCCTTGGCGGCTCCCAAGCAAACTGCTGCTCGCTGGGGCGGCTTGGCCATACAAAATCACCGCCTCGTCCAGTCTTGCGTTGTAGCCCTCGGGCGTAACCCTGCTGGCTGGCGCGCCCTTCCAGTCCCTGCTGCTGGCACTCGGCCAAGATAAAGACCCTCTTCCGTTGGTGAGGCGCGCCAACTTCACTCGCGCTGAATACGCCCCACGTCGTTCGGTAACCCAGTCGGCCCAAGTCTTGGATAACGTCGGACAGCCCCAGCGAGATATGTCCTTCGACGTTTTCAGCGAAACAGACACTTGGTCGCATTGCAGCAATTCCGGCTGCGATAAATGGCCAGAGGTGTCTTGGGTCTTCGGGCCCAAGTCGCTTGCCAGCGGCTGAAAACGGCTGGCATGGATATCCGAAAGAAAGGATATCCACGCAGCCGTAAAACTCTGCCCATGGGAAGGTTTTAAGATCCGTCCAGATAGGAGCTGGGTCCAAGAGTCCCGCTTCCATTTTAGAGACCAAGTTCGCGCAGGCGAAACTTTCGATCTCACTAAAAGCGATTGTGCGCAGGCTTGGGATTGCTCGTTTAAGTCCGAGATCAATGCCTCCGTATCCGGCACAAAGGCTGACGTGTGTAATTGGCGCGGTAGTATCCACATTATTCTTGCTCCTGTATGTCCAAAGTCGGATTCGGCGCCGAAGCGATCTGGTCGATGCGCGCCGTGAGCCATCGCCCATTGTCCTCGCGGGCGACGGTGATATAGTCGTTCTCCATGCCGCCGTTGTTGACTCCGTATTGTATGCGGCAAGGACAATGGATGCCGTCAACGTAGACTCGGTCTTTGGTTGGCCAGATGGTCATATGCAATGGGCGACAGGCCCCGCTTTTATTGCGGTTACGGGGCAGGCGGTTATGTGACTATCGGGGCGAATGCCTCCTGACGCCGCAATACCTGTGACTGTCGCTTTTGAAATCATTTGGCTTTGTTGCGTTTGCGCATCTCGGCGCATAGGGCTTTTGCTTTTGCGCTTGCTGCCTCATGCACCAACAATTTTCTCTCAGCCTTTAGTGCTGCGATTTTTTTGTCGATGGTGTCAAGGGCGGGTGAGTGAAGTCGGAAGCATGTCATAAAGTTATGGGCGAACGGTGAGATTCCATAAGCCGGTCTGTGCGATTGCGTAACCGAGCCATATAATTCCGTTCCAAAAGTTGTGCTGGATGAGGGCTTGGTCGATGGCCACGGCGAAATACATGAAGCCGACCAGAGCGATGAGGATGGCGGATGTCATTTGTCCAGACCGCCGGCGTGATTCGTTGCTCCCTCCAAGATCCTAATGCGCTCTGCTTGGTGTTTTATTTTATCCCGCGCCCGGTCGCGTTCTTCGGTGGCGATGGCAAATGCATCCCTCACCTCGGCGCTCACGTCTTTATATTGTTTTAAAAGGTCCATTGCGGTTTGGAAAAGCTCTCTTGCTTCGTTGCGCTCACGCTCCAGTTTGCGAGCCAT